ACGTAAGGCTGTGCTCGCGACGTACAGTGTGTCGCTTTGGACCACTTATTATGGAGCTGCCCTGATTTTCGGGTAAACTCCGTCGTCGCACCAGGTGTGAAGTCACACGCTGTAGGCAACTCGTCCAGTCGAAACCGGCCGAGGATGCGGGAAACGTGCTTCCTCGCACGTGCAAGGAGTGGCAGATAACTCATCGGGATGCGAGCGTTGGACCGGTCAAGGCCCCCCGCGAACACACGATTAGTCTCCGCGCACTTCAGCTCACTGTCTATCAACTTATCGATGGCAGCAGAGGCTCTCGCCTCCACGTTATCGGTGTCAGTAGACTGATACCGCTTAAACACAGATGCTAGAAGGTAGTTATCCTTCATAGTCCTGCTATCTTCGGCACCAAGCGCAACCTGGAGGTATTCATCCATAGCTGAACTTGAAAGCGCACGCAAATCATGCATTGGAAATGCAGATTGAATTGCCTGGTGCAAGCGGGATACTTTCCGCTTTGACCGCGAGAGTGGCACAAAGGGAGGACGAGCTGGTTTGCTCGCCTGGTCCTTGCAGCTTCCGGACTTTGTCCGGTAAGGGCTGCGCGTGCCTCTTGTGAAACCTGGGGTTTTCACCGACTTCATGGTTTTAATCCTTGTGGTCTGATGTTGAAGTAGTTACAGCATCAGGTGCCTGGCGTGAGCGCCTCAACCGACCCGGTGAATTGGGTGGTTAAGACGAGCGCCCGGATTGCGGCCACGATGTCTTCGCGATATCCCACGGGAGCGCGACCATCGACACGGATGTCAATGTTCACGATCGTATCCGCGAACGGGATTGTTCCGTCACAGGGACACTCTGCCGGGGCGGTCGACGGGAAGGGAAGTACTAACTTCCACTTCACGTTCGTCCTTTCGGACGTCTTGTTGTAGTTCACCGAGTTGGTGAGGACGCGGAAGTACCGCGCCACACCTTCAGAGCGTTCGACAAACCGGCTGATGCCGTTCAAGAGACCCTCGCCAACGTAGTTCAGCGAGTCAAGTACGATGGTAGACATTCTTGGTGTCCTTTTAGAGAGATCTAGATGATCCCAGGGTTGGGCCATTTGACCCGTGATGCTGACAAGGTTGTCAGCGCGGAGATAGTGCTGGCTAGCTGCACCAGACCCATTTTGTTCTTAACACCAGGCATGAAGGAGGGCATTACACCGACCGTCAAAACATCTCGATTAAAGTGCTCGACTTGTACGAGTGGAGGGTTATTCGGGTTTAACCCCGATAGAGCTCCCCACCCAAGCGTGTCTTGCGACTTGTCAACGAGACGCAGCAAACTGGTGCGGCGGATTTCGCTTTTGGTCCCCTCAATAAAAGAGGTTCCCTGGGGCGCCATGAATGAGTGAAGCCAGTTGCCAATATCGACAACCTTATCCACGATCCATGTTAATCTCGCCAGATTCCACGCCACATACGCGGGGTTGTTAAGCCCGAGTTGTTGTGCCGTGTTTGCTTGCGTTGGAATCCTGTATTTGCATGCGTAGTGTATGCCGACAGACTGGCGATACAAACCGGAGATAAAATACGTACCCCCGTTCAC